TGAACCAAACGACGGGTAGAGATGACTTCATCCACACCACCATCATAGAAGGTCTTACGGATAATGTCTGCCCAGTCACAGAGATACTTGACGAATGAACTATCTTCAATACCAAGTTCTAGACATACACCTTCAAGGATCTTCTGTTCAATAGCAGATGAAGGATACTCTTGTTCAAAGGTTATTGGAAATCGCTCAAGAAATGCTTCGTTGAGCACATTAGTACCAATAAATCTTCCGTCGTCAGATCCTTTTCCTTTAGTGTTTGCTGTTGCGAAGATGTTAAAACCTCTCTTTGGGGAAACGTTCCTACCAATCTTCTTGAGGAAAACTCCCTTCCCTTCAAGGACTGATTGAAGACATAGGATTTTGTTTGATGCGAGGTCCAACTCATCAAGGAGCAAGATGGCTCCCCGTTCGAGGGCCTCAATGACTGGGCCATTGTGCCATACGGTGTTCCCATCAATAAGACGGAAGCCACCAATAAGATCGTCTTCATCGGTTTCAATAGTAATGTTTACACGGATCAGTTCTCTACCAAGTTGAGAACAAACCTGTTCAACAGATAACGTTTTACCGTTACCCGACAGACCCGTAATAAAAGTTGGATAGAATAGATTGGACTTAACAATCTTTTTAATATCGTTAAAGTTACCAAACTTGACGAAGGTATCATCTTTCTCTGGAATAAGATTTTGTTCAACTGCAGGAAGAGCAGTAGGAGCTTGATAAGTTTGTTCTAGTTTTTCTTGAGCAGTCAGGTTCCACTTCCCACGACTAACTTTATATTCATCTAGTTTTTTACTAACGGTATTATAGGTGGTACCATTCATTGCACACCAGGCACGAACATCACCAGAGGTCACAGTCTCACCATAAAGGTTTTGAAGAGATGTGACGATGTATTCTGTGGACAATGCCATGTTAGGGGGGTCTTTGTTTACTTGTTTATTATAGGGCAGAGTGAGGCAGAGTCAGGGGGCAGAGTGGACTGTTTAGAAACTGGTCAGGAGATCAGTTCTACAAACTCGTTTAGAACTTTCTTATTTAGTTTTTTGGTCTTTAGAGACTTGATGAATGCAGATTTAATCTTTGCCTTGGTGGCACCTTCATCAACATCAAAAGTAGTATCAGTAGAAAGTGAGTTGGATGAAATACCAAAGTATGCATCATATCCAACCATTTTCAGAGAAATACTTTTATTCTTTTTCCATTCCCCAATCAATTTACCACTTTCAAGACTATGACCATTATATTTACGAATAAATTCATGCGCATCACGACCATTGAGTAGGCGAATACCAATGAAGTTGACAAAAGGGAGTTCATCTTTCACACACTGTACAAGTGTATTGGTAAAATCCCAGTACTTTGGAGAGACTGCATAGGTCACACCAGATTTACGATTACGAATAAAGTCTCTAGTTGGATGAAGACGACGCCTGTACCAACGACCAGTATAGCCAGGATCACGATTACAAATATAAACTTCTTCTTCTCTAGAAATCCAACGATCTGCAGTGAGGTGATTTGATTCACCATCAGTCAACATCACACACTGAATTTTCTCAACATTCCACTTACTTTGAAGAGAAGGAATAAGTTGACGAAGAGTCAATATAGTTTCATTCAGAGGAGTTCCAGAAAGACCCAGACGAGGAGCCTCCAAAGGAGAATCATAATGACGTTGAGAAATCACAACCCTGTAGATATTCTTCATCTGACGGTCAAGAACCTTTTGAGAGGTATTGGATGTAAAGAACTCCATCAACGAAAAATCATTACTGATGTGGAAAGAACCTTTTGTTCTATTGTAATTGGGTTCAGGTTCGATGCGACCAAATTTATCGTACTCAACAGGAAAAGTATTGAATTGTTCAGTAAATGTGTAGACCCCAAAAGGAATACCAACTTTCTTACAAAACCAAATCAAACTATAAAGTTGTTTGACAGTATCCTCCAAGACATTATTCATAGAACCAGACCAATCAAGAACAAATACCAGACCATGATTCTTACCATCAGGGAGTGTAGTTACTTTCTTGAAGAGGTCTTCATTGTATTTGTAAGTATGAAGTTTGGTGCAGTCCAAAACTCCAGTACGTGAGACAGATGCCCGTGCATAAGAACTTGCCGCCTTCTTCATCTCAAATTCTTTGACCAGATAATTTACTTCCTTTTGAGATGAATTCTTAAAGGTTTCATACTTCCTATCTGCCAATGAGAAATCCTCTTCCGAATAAGGTTTCCAGAAGTCCTCAAGATAATCATGAACTTCCTTATTAGAGTTAATAATCTTAGTGAGATCTAGATCTGCAAACTCAAGGTATTGACTAGAAGATGCATTACTATCTACCAGATCTTGAATGTTATTTGTGGATGCGGTATCAGTTTCTACTTCAAGGTCATCACTTTGTGAGAGTTGCTCACCTTGTTCTCCTGTACCACCTTGGTCTTCATCTTCTTCTGTATCTTGTGATTGACTATCAACAGGGTAGGATTCTTCACCAGAATCTGAAACAGGTTGCTTCTCTTCACTATTACTATTAGGAAGTTGAACATCTGCTTCTTCCTTCTCTTTCTCACTCTCCTCTTTACAGAATTTGTAGAGACAAAGAGCAGCAACCTGTGCCTCATCAAATGTATTTACCATATTGACAAGATCTAGAATTTCTTTCTCTTCTTCTGTAAAGGTTACTGGAAGGAAACTACCAATCTTGGAGTAGATATTAATCTTGTCAGCAAGATTCATATTATTGACATCTTTACCTTCTACCTCAAAGAAGTCTTCCTCATAGAACTGTTGGTAACCACGATAGAAGGTTTTAGATAGTCCAGCAAACTTACGTTTAATGAGTTTCTCTACACGAACATCCTCTACCACATTCAGGAACTGGTGTGGGACTGCTGGATCCCAATCCTCATTAGGTGTGTATAGGGCGTGAGAGACTTCATGAGCCACCAGAAGGTCATAGACTTCATTAGATGACTTCTGCCACAAAGGTAGGGTCAGGACACGGGTCTCAACGTTGAATGATGCGGTATGTACTTTCTTATTTTCAACAATCAGGTTCTCAGTGGCCAAGAGACGAGCCACATTTCCTTTGACTTCTAGATTGACGGTCATAGGTTTTGGTTTGGTATGTAGCTATAATACGACGAAACCCCCCGTTTCCGGGAGGTTGGGTGACACTTCTTGAAGTGGCGGAGGGCTTCTTTCCTAGCCCTCATCGCTTGGGGTTTAAGTTTCCTTTTCTTTTCCTTCTTGGAGTGATGTTTCCAATTTGGTGTATTCACGTAGATACCTGTCGGATGAAGGGTCAGTAATTAGAGTCATACCAGACTCTTTAAAGTTTTTTGATAAGTCTACTGGAGTCTTATAGGGTGTTGTCATGACACTTAATTGGTTTACTACGATACTATAGTTGAGAATCCTTTGATCTTTTCATACCTTATGACACTTTGGAATTTGTCCTCCAGACCTCCTTTGTGTGAGATTACAAAGATGTTTGCGTCCTTGATTACAAACCGGATAATCTTTAGGAACTCGTCTGTTCCCATACCATCCAGTGAGGAATCAAATACCTCATCCATGATGAGGAGATTTGTGTTGACTGAATTTTTGAACCGGGCAACTTCTCTCCAGGTAAACAACAATGCCAGATCGATTCTCATCTTTTCTCCTTCGGAGAATGAGGAATACGAGAAATCATCGTGAATAGGGGATTGGATTGTCTCGTTGAATTCTTCATCCAACTTAAAGTTGATGTAGAAATCCATCATCTGTAGATACTTATTAACCTGCTGATTAATAAGAGGAAGATACTTCTTGATAATCTTTGATTTTACTCCCCCGTCTTTTAGAAGACCATAGGTGAAGTCATGATAGAAGATGTCTTCTCTTTTCTCAGAAAGTTTATCTTGTGTGCTCTTTAGTTTTTGTTTGAGTTCAGCTAATTTGTCATGCTCAGTATTTCTGTTTGCAAGTTGTTCGGTAACTCTTTGAATTTCCGATTCCAAATCTCTGATTTGTTTTTGACATCCAGCGATTTGAGTGTTGTTTTTAGAAATACCATGTGTGAGAGTTAGGATCTCCTTAGTGAGTGAAGTGAATTGACGCTCTCGGTCTTCTTCATCATTAATTGCCTTCTCCAGTTCTATAAAACCAGATTGCAACTCCTTAGCCTTATTTTGAGCGTCATCAATTTTATTTATTCGGAACTCTTCCTCAATGTCCTGTGTACAGGTAGGACAAACCGTATTCTCTGTGAAAAATTTATGTTCCTTAGTAATAGTTGATACTTTCTGAGATAGTTTGCCTTTTATGTTACCTAACTTCTTTAACTTATCTGATGCTCCAGTATAAACTTGAATCGCTTTTTCAAAATCATCAAGTTCTTCTGACAGTTTTATATTGTCATTCATTAAGTCATTCTCTTCATTGAGAATACTTTTAATCTTGTCTTCCTTGTCTTTGATATTAGATTTACTAGTAGTTTCAACCTCTTCAATAAACCTCTCTTGCATAGAAATCTTATCTTTGACGGAGGTTTTTGATAACTCAAAAGTTCTGATTTCTTCTTTATGAGAACGAATCCTCTCCTTGATTAGACTATTCATAGATGAAAAGATTTTAATGTCCAACAGTTCTTCTACGACTTCTCTACGACTTGAGGATGGAAGTTGCATGAACGGAACAAAAGAACTACTACCCAAGATAACAATTTGAGTGAATGATTTGTAGTTCATCTTCAGAACATTCTGTTCTAACCACTTCTGCTGATCAATAGCAGAATGAGATTGATCTAGAAATTCATTGTCTCTATAGATCTCAAAGTTGTTTGGTTTGATTCCACGAACAACTTTCCATTCTGTTCCATTAACATTAAATTCAATCTCTACAACAGTTCCTTTCTCATTTGTTGTATTGATTAATTGGTTCTTATTAATTTTCCTAAATGCTTTCCCATACAAGACAAAACATAATGCATCAAGAACAGTGGACTTACCTGCACCATTAGTACCAATGATGAGTGTTGTTTGATCTTTGTTTAAAATTACTTCTGTATATTGATTACCGGTGCTGAGTAGATTCTTCCATTTAATCTTTTGAAATAGTATCATAATGTGTTTTAGGAATCACAATGTCATTGGGTGTTATTACAGTGTACCTGTGATCACGCATCTCACAGGTCTTAATCATCAGTACATCATCAATCTCTAGAGTGGTCATAGTTGGAAAACCACAGTCTTCTTCCAACTGTAGTGCAAACCGAGTTGCATCATCTTCTTCTTCAAACAGATAAAGGATCTTATCACCATCTTCATCGGATACTGAATAAGCCCCATCTTTTTCCATCCCTTTAACTGTAATGATATACATTATGTCATCTCACAAGCTTCTTGATAGATTTCTCTAATCAGGTTCTGAATGATTGATTTGTCCAATTCAGTTTCTGATTCCTCAATATATCTATCAAGAATAGAAAATGTATCTTCTGACTCTTCAACCTCAAAATCTTCCGACTCCTGAAGTTGGAAGTTCTCTACGATTTTAAGTTCATGAACATTTGAAGAGTATAACTTATCAATATACTTTTCAAACTCTTTCATTCTTGGTTTGTTACGAACAACAACCTTAACGATCTTATCTTCGTAGATTGATGCATTTAGAAGTGCTGCATCGTCATCATCATAGTATAGGACATGAAAGAGATTGTAAGGATTATCTACATGAAAATGTTCTTGAGTCCTTGTCTCAAAGACGGTAAAACCTCTCTTATCACCAACGTCTGTCCAGAACATTTCATAGGGATTACCTAGGTAGAAGATCCTTCCATCATCCGATCTAGTGTGGTAGTGACCAGAGAAGACCTTCGAGAACTTTGAATATAACTTGCTCTCACCACCATGATCCATGACGACTTGTTTATTAACTCTAAATCCGTTAAGCTCAAGGTGCCCCATCGCACATACGCTAGTTGAATTTTGAATAGATTTATAAGTACTCTCTTCATTTTCTTTATTGATCCATGGAATGAATAGTATAGGGAGACCATCAAGTTCAACTTCAGTAGCAGTATCATAAACATGAACATTCTCATATTCACGAAGTAAAAGATCTACTGCATTGACCTTATTGGTGTTTTTGTAATAACAATCATGATTACCAGTAATTAAATGAACATCAATGCACATTTCTTGAAGACGATCAAAAATATTATTTTTCGCCCAAGATAAAGCAGAAAAATCAATACCCTTACGACTATCAAAAGCATCTCCTAAATGAATTACAGTGGTGATGCCCATTGACTCTAGATATGGAAAGAAAACTTCCTCATAGAACTCTAGAAAATAATCATGAAATATTTTAGAGTTCTTACGACACCCGAAATGAGTATCTGTAATAATAGCTACACGCATCAGTATCTAAGTTTGGAATGCACACTGTCTTTAATGGAATTATAGTCGGAATAATTACTACTGTCAAGATCATTCGTATCAAAGACTTCATCGAAATTAGTCTTCTCAAGAATTTTATTTTTGATTTCTAATTGTTTCTTTTCGTGTTGGATCCTTCTCAAGAATGCGTAGTAGATAATCTGAGTGAAATATGCAAAGGGATTCTTTGACTTCTCAGGACTAAAGTTATGAATGTATCGGACACAGTTTTCAATACCATCACAAATCATATCGTCCTTGAACATATAGTTCACGAAGTTAGGTTTGTATGATAGGTGATTTGCAATCTTTAGAAAACACTCACCAATGTACCTAGGAATAGGAGGCTTTGGTTTATCATTCAACTTACAGCGTTCTACTTCGGCAAAGTAATTTTCAAGAGCTTCAAGGAACTCTTTATTATTGACGTAGTGTTCAGAATTTCTTCCTCTTTTCATCGTAGTCATCGGTTGAATGGGCATCAGTCATCATTTATATTCTCTCTATATTATATCAGAAAAACATATAGTTGACAAGTATCCAAAATGGGAGTAGGATTAGGCTTGTCCGGGTTCATAAGGATGTTATAGGTTATATAACTCAACTATTATAGAGTCTCTCTAGAGATTTCTTTGCTTCCTTAACAGAAGAAATATATCCCATCTCCTTAGAGAGACTAGATTTATTCTCTTTGTGATTCTTTCTCAAGTAATCATGATAATAAACAATCATATCTATATTACTGTTCTCAGTCATTGTAAGAACATCATCCATATCGATAATAATCAAATCTTCTTCTGTAGTCTTTAACCAAGGTTCTACTTTGTAACCAGTTACGGTTCCTCTGACAACAATCTCTTCTACAGTGATTGGATTGGAAAGTAAAAGAAGAGTTCTATCTTCTTCTTCAGTTGCTGCTACCTTACAAAAGATTTCATCACCACATTTTAATTTTATCGTACAATAAAAATCATCCTCTATGGCCATTGGTTACCTCCTTTAGTCTTTGATGTTTATTGTTGTAATGTCATAATTGAATTGTTCAGAAACATAGGTTTTTATGCGTTCAATGAAATGATTCAAGGTGTAGTTTTTTCTTGACCCTATTGTGAAGTCGTCTGCAATATCATATAGTTTTGCTTTAGTCTTATCTTTGCCTTTTCTTAGGACTCTACCAATACTTTGAAGATTACGAATTCTTGATTTGGATGGAGAGGCAAATATTACATTATGAAGTTTTTTAATATTGATACCAGTACTGAACGTTCCATATGATGCAACGATGATAGCACCATTTTCTCTTTCAGTAATTTCTCTTACTTGTTCTCTATCCTCGGCATCAACACCACCGTGAATAAAGAAAACTCTTCTATCACCTGTTACCTTTTTATTTATCAGGTCATAAAGTATGGCACCATGTTTCTCTACTCTTGCGTATAGGAGAAGAGTATTACCTTTCAAATCAACAGTAAGATTTGTTATGAACTTATTTCTATTTTCATGACCAATTAGGTGTTGTATTTCATCCTCATAGGTATCAAACTTCTTTGGTTTATACTTCAAAACAAGACACTGAATATCAAGAGTTGCAAGATAACCTTCATCCTGTAGTTTCTTTGTTTGAGTAACTTTATATGATGGTCCAAACAACCCCTCTAACACCCACTTATGAGTCTGTGACCCGTCTAATGTTCCAGTAAACCCATATCTATACTTAGCATCAGCAAGTTTGTCCATAAGACTTACTAGTGACTTACTTTTGAATAAGTGAGCCTCATCACCGATCACTACATCATACTCTTCAAAGAACTTCTTATCTAACTGATAGACAGACTGCCAAGTGGTGATAGTTACTTCATTAGTATTGACTCTTTCTCTTCCTGCATATATTCTGTGACAATGATTTTCTACATCCCATCCATAGGAAGAAAAATCTTTATACATTTGTTCAACCAGAGAGGTTGTAGGAACAACCAGTAGAATTCTATTTTTCTTTGCAACATGGTACCTGACAACAGAATAAATCATGAATGACTTACCTGAACCAGTTGGACTTATAAGTAACTTTCTATTATATCTCAGCGCATCATAGACACCATCAACCTGATAATCCCTAGGTGTAATTTCTGGTGATAAAGATTTCATATAATCCTTGACACCTTCTTTATTCACAAATTCATTTACCTCAAAAGGCATTCCATAAAACTTGTTTTCGGAGAAACTATATGTGTATCCTGCATTCTCACAGAATGCAATAATCTTATCTAGTAGTCCACAATATATTCTTTTAGTCTTCAGATTGTATAGATGTACATGTCCATCCCAATACTTACTTCTGTATTGGGGCATGAACTTTGCACCAGGTACTTCAAATGTAAATCTATCTTTTAGTTCGTGTTCAACGTGTGGTTCGGTGGAAATTTTTAGATATACTTCATTGACCTTCTCAATTGTCAAGTGAGACATAACATAAGGATCAGTTATGTCTATTTATTTTACTATCCCATGCCGCTATTGAATTTCATAAAATCTATAGCGTTCTTTATTTGGTAATTTCTTTGTGTAATCTGTTTTAGAATACTTTCTAGATACTCTAGCATCACTGAATAATATTCCAGCTTCAACGAAACTCCTGAGAGTTTTGTATCTGCGTCCATATATTTTTGCATAGTGTCTTTATCTCTGATTTTTTTGGGAAACGGATTTTCAATATAGACCTCAGGGTCTGCTTTCCCACTAAAATATTCATATCTTTCATGTCGGATATTCTTTCTTTGTTGTTCTGCCTTCTTGCTCAAGAGGAGAATATTGTTATAAAGTTCATGGTATTTTCCATGAAGAATGGGAATATTTAAAGAGTCTGTATGGAGATTATCAATATCCATTTTAGAATCTGTTTCCCACATCTTCTGAATTGTCTCAAGATCAACTAGCATTGACTACAATCAATTTCACGTATTTCGTATATAGTATACTTGAAAACCACCTCTGCTGTAAAGAATTGTTCACTTGTCAAAGTGGCATCAAAGGTCAAGGTTGTTAATGATATTGGAAACAAATCATTGAATACTACTTTGAATCTAGGATTGTTCAGTTGATCAAGTATTGTCAAAGTACCATCTGAATATAAGTTCAACTGACTTTTTTCTGGTTGTCCTCTTTTATAAGGACTTTCTTCATCTTGAAAGTCATAAATTTCTTGGAGACTTTCTGGGAAGCCTAACCCTCTCAACCAGTTCTGCATCTCCATGTAGTTCTCAAGATTTGAATCTACCAAGAATCTTAATCTTAAGTCTTCAAATCCAAGAACATCGCCAGGATATGGAACTTCTTTGAGATAAGTATTCTGAACAACAAATGGTAAATCTAATCCAGGAAGTGTTATTAGATTACCGTAATAGGTAACCTTGGGTGCCCTTTGAACCTGAAAAGTAAATCCAGATGGAGTTAGAAAGTTTCTGTTAGTGGGTTGACCACTGTTTTGAGCGATCCTTACACCAGATGTATTATTAGCCACTATTATATTTGTTTTCAACTATTTATATGTAAGCATAAAAAAAGGAGACCCTTAAGGGTCTCCAGGTAATCAATGAGGCTAGAGCCTACATAAGATTTTTGACTGCAACACGTCTGTAGTAGCGGTTGCTGTTGACACGGAGGCGTCCAAGACCCTGATTGGTTCCTTCTGCGAATGGGTTGGCAACCAAACCATAACGCGTCTTAAAGCCAATTTTTGGCTGGAAGCTGTTCTCGCCAACGGCGCGAACCATTTGAAGAGGAACGTAAGGACAGTAGAACAGACCTGCGTCATAAGGTGAAGAACCCTTATAACCAACGACGTAATACTGGTTACCACCTGCGGCATTACCGGAGGTAAGGTTAGCAGAATAGGGATCGATGTATACGCGGAACTTACCGTTGATCGTACCAGCGAATGTGTTACCTGTGTCATCGACATTCAGGTTTGCATTCAATGCAGGAGTGTAATCAAGGATACCAGCCATGGTCAGAGCGGAAGCAACGTCTGCGGAACACAGAACCATGTTGCCCTTCCCTCTACGAGTGCGTTGTGCAATCGCGTTGGCGTCTCTTTCAATCTGGAACAGAAGTCCTTTGAACTTCTCAACAGACCAACGACCATTAGAGTCGATGTCCAGGTCAAACACACCAGCAGTTGCGGTGTTAGAAACAGCACCTTGCTCAGCAACCTTGTAGATTGTTCTGATGACTTCTCTGTTGATTTCCGCAAGGATCTCAGTAGAGAGGATGTTAGCAAGTTCTGCTTCAGCGTTAAGACCGTGAATTGCCTTAAGGTCTTGTGCCAGTTCCAAGGAGTACTCAGCCTTGAGTGCTCTAGACTTGGCGGTTACAGTGACTTTCTCAATCGAGAAGGCCATCTGGTTGAAGGCGTTAGCTGCATCACCATCAAGGGCTTCAGCATCACCTGTCTGCATACCCTGACCGACGACATAGCCTTCGGAGTTGGCACTGCCAACAGGGTTAAGAACAGCAGGGTTAGAACCGGACTGAGCAGTGGTACCAAGACCAGCACGAACGTCGGTCATACCACCGGTCAGATCGAAACCAGCATCCTGACCTGAATAGGCGGTATCGGCTTCGTTGAACAGTGCTTCTGCACCAGCTTGACCCTGACCTCTCTCAGAGTAGCGGGAACGCATTGCAAAGATAAGTCCAGTAGGACCATTCATTGGTTGAACACCAGCCAGGTCATATGCGACCAGGTTAGGCATTGAACGTCTGATCAAGGAGATCAGAACGGGGTCGAAACCAGCAACAGGACCTGCTGCGGTTGCGGAACCACTAAAACCAGCAGGGTTACTACCTGCAGAGTTAGTGGGGGATTCCATCAGGTTGATACCCTGACTGAATGCTTGCTCCTCACGGAGGAATTTCTCTTGGTTCTCGAGCAGGACTGCAGTTACGCTTCTACGATGGGAGTCTTTGATTGGATCAAGACCCTCATAATCGAGAAGTGGACTCCACTTTTCCTGCAGATGTTCGGATTGAAACATTTGCTTTTACCTAATAGTTTGCTTTGTTTGAATTAATATTAAATTCACTTTTTGAATGCACCCAACGTTCTGAGATAGGCATCCATGGACGAACCAATGGGTGCTGGAGTTGAATCAACTCCCTCAGAAATTGTTTGTGATGCTTCTGATTTTGCTGTAGCTGTTCTGGAGAAGTACGACTCCCTCAGAATCTCCAGCTTTTCACGATACTCTTCTTCACTTTCAAACTCAACACTTTCGGCAAGTGAAGCGAGCTTCTCTTTCTGAGTTGATGCAAGACCCTCTGAAACGGAATCAAGGATTCCATCGGCAACCGACTCTGCGAGACGGCCATTAAGGGAGATGTTCTTCTCAATCTGCTCGTTGAGTTTTGTCTCCATATCATCAAGTTTTTCTACCATGCTCTCAAGCACATCATATTTATCTTCAGGAATAGTTACATAATGTTCTTCAAAAAGACTCTTCATTCCACCAAGGAATGATTCGGTCATTTCAGTCTTCAAACCATGCTCGATAGCGAGTTGGTTCTCAGACATCCATTCTTGAGCAACGTACTCAAGATAGGAATCAACACGCTCTTGAAGTTGGGACTTTTGGGCTTGTGCTTCTTCAGCAAGTGCTTCTGCGTATTGTTTTTCCAGGGTTTCCTGGATTTCTTTGACTTTAGAAGTCAAAGCCGCTTCAAAAATTGTTTTGGCTTTTTCTCTAAACTCTTCGGAAAGTTCTTCACCACCGAGGAGGGCATTAACATCTTCATCGATGTCATACTCTTCAACTTCAGCAACAACCTCATCAGTAGTGACTTGATCCTCTTCAAGAACCTCTTCTTCTGATTCGATTTCTTCTTTGGCCATACTCTTCATTGCGTCAGCTTTTACAGCTTTAGAATTAACTACATCCTTGACAGTAGCGATCTTAGGCTCTTTGAGCTTTGCAGAATCGTTAGTAGGACTGTAGTTCTCAGGGGTAGGACCACCAAGATCTTCGTATGAACCAGACAACCCTTCGCCAGGATTTGAAAGCTTCGGCATACCCTCAGCAGGTTTTGCGTTCGCATTCACAGCAGTCTTAGATTGCTCCATTTCTTGTAAATCTCCACGAGACATTTGAACTTACTCCGATTAACCTATGTATAATCTATATTTATTTATAATTTGTTATTCTTATCACAGATTGTTTAAAAAATCGTTAAACAGATTAAGTTTCTGTTCGTCCAATTGTTTTTGTGTGACAAGTGTATTAATTTGCTTATATGTTTTGGCAGCTTGTTGTTCCCTAAGGATACCACCATCCCATATCCAATTTTTACCTTCCATGATACCTTCGACGAAAGCATCAGGAGCAGAAGGATCAGCAACAATATCAGCGGCTGTTGCCAACATAAAGTCATCACCAACTACATTCACACCCTCTCTTGTTTGCTTGAGTGAACCAATACCTCTAGAAGAGACACCAAGTTTTACTCCTTCAGAGATAAGTGATTCTGCAATTTTACCCATGGGGGTAGAGAGAATCTTTGCCTTACCAATGAAGTTTGTTCCACTTTCCTTAAGTGAAATGATTTTGTGAGAAACTCTATCAAGATTGACAGTAGGACCGTCAGGATGACCCAGTTCTCCAAGGGCTCTTCCAGAATTGATATGGTTTTCTGTGTATCTTTGGACTTCCTTTCTCAGGCCTTCCATCTGATACATTCTTCCATTGCGATTACAGATATCCCCTTGAAGGAAGATACCTTCAATGAACATATTCTTCTTACCGTTACGTTCTTCAACGATAAATTCAACTGATTCGATTTCTTCTCTGATGAGTTTCATTTGTTTTCTCAGGATACTTGTACTTGTTGTAAAAAGACGGTACCAGTTCCGGCATTAGTCTTGACGGCAACTTTGAAAGAACTTCTCAATTGTGCCCAGTTGTTTTGGTCATAAACGTCAGTAACAGAACTAGAGTCGTGATTGACAACAATTCTTGTACTGTAATATCCATCAACTCTCGATGATGTCTTAACATCATCTACAATCTTATGTTCAAAGTCAAAGGCGGAAACACCAGTTACAGTAAGTGAAACTGCATCACCCACAACAAATGGTGAAGCCTGTCCCTCTGGGAAATCAAGTGTTGTTTTGACATCAGTAGTGATACCAACAATTCTATTTGTTGCAACAGGTCCTAATGAAATTTCAGTTGTGTCAAAAGAGGAAACATAGAAATTATCGACTGTTGCGGTTGGATTAGTTCCGAATGCAACGTGAACACCAACACCTTCTGCCACAACTCTTAAAGAATCACTCTGATGTGCAAAAACTACAGATTGTGTTGAAGAAGAACTTGTTGCAAAAGTTGTATTTACACCTACTGGTTTGGTCGCCATTATCTTTAATTACAATTGTTGTATAATAGTTATTTATTATTCTTCTGTTTCTGGTTCAAAATCAACATCAGACTCAAATTCTGTAGAAACTTCTTGAGAATCAAGATTTACATCATCATCGAAGATAGATGCTGCTACATTGGGTCTGATTGTTTCAATATTTTCTGCACTCTTTGCAAAAAGAACATCTTTAATTCGATCACTGATTTGGGAAGAACTTCCGTCCGTCACCAAAAGATCCATAAGTTCATCCATAGTTTAATAATTTCATTACGTTGTTATTTAGATAACTCCCTGACCACCCATATCGGGATCTTTGGGAATTGGAGGTGCTTGAATTGGATCTCCAGCTGGTTCTTGACCTGGTGGTAATGCCCCACCACCTTCCATGGCCATAGGATCTGCCATTGCATTGGGGTCAGGAATGACACCGTTCTCAATTTCTTTTTCAATGAGAGTATCTTGTTCAATAATGTCACTATCAGTTTGGTGAAGAACATGTCTCCTTACATAATCCTGTGAATAGAATCTACCGATGTAAGGTTCAACAGTCTGAAGAAGATTGAGTCTCTCAGTCAGAAGTTCTGTTTCTTTTAGTTCAGCAAAGTGATTGTCATATAAGAAGTCATACTGAATATGATCATTCATATACTCCCAATCTTCAGGAGTAATGATATTCTTAAGAATAAGTTGAGTCTTCAACATGTCACTAAACATTGCAGAGAATCTCTTTCTCATTCTTCCAACAAACTTGGAGAACTTGACTTCATCTCTTAGGATTTCAGAAGAACGACCCAGTGACATACCACCACCTTCTCCTTCAATTCTAGTCTCAGGAACATTCAATGCTCTATAAAGTTTTCTCTGGAAGTAATTTATATCAGTAATTTCACCAAGATTTTGACCACCAGGAAGTGTAGTAATCTCAGTACCACGACCACCTTCACGTCTAGGAAGCCAGAAGTCTTCCATCATGGACATAAACTTTTTATCATCCTTGATTTCACCAGTGTCTGCGTTATAGACAAGTTTGTTACGATACCTCATCATAACATCACGAAGATACTGTTCTGCCTTCATCTTAGGAAGGTTACCAACATCGATATAGAAGATCCTTCTTTCAGGAGCTCTTGAAATTCTGTAGATAACAAGGGAATCCTCAATCATCATCAACTGATTAAGAGGTTTGATTGACTTATGCAACCAGGAAAGAGTATTACCTTTATTTCTATCTACCAATCCAGAGGTACAATAAGTGACCGAATCCTTGGTCATCTTAATACCTTTTACAGCACCACCATATCCAGAAGCAGAACTGTTTCCACCTTGACCACCTGGTGTATAGATAAAATATTCTTCAATTTCTGGAAAGTCATACCCAGTCCCTTCACTACTTGTGAACTGGTTTTGTGCTGTCTGAACACTATCCTTACCTTTCTTCTTCAACTGTCTGACATACTTCATCTTAGAAGCGTCAATATATCTCAGTTCTTGAATACCTTCTTCAGGTTTTTTTGTATCAATTACTTTGTTATAATATAGTCTTCCATCAATATACCAGTTACGGAAGATTTCATGTGCCTTCTTATCAAAGTCAAGTAACTCAAGAATATACTTAAATTCTTCTCTGACTTTCTTTTTAATACCATCACTAGCATTCAGATTAGATAATTCAATCTGAACAGGACTGTCATTGGTATCTGAAACAATTGCTTCGTTTACAATATCTTCGATTGCACTGTCGCACTCTGGATAGAGTGCCATACTACGGTAACGTCTAATTAGATCGTTTTCTGTTTTATATGTTCCTTCAATATCTACATATGAACCAAAAAACCCCGAACTAACATAGTGTTCGGAACCATCATCCTTAGATGGTGGAACCGGAGATACTATGCCAGGTGAGGGTTTTTCGTTATCTTCAATTGAGAATCCAAATAATCTCGCCATTATTATTATTGACTAGAAACTTCTGTTCTAGTATTTATCAACGAATCAATTCTTCTGTCACAGAACCAGTGTTGGATTCAGGTGATTCGCCGATAGTGAAGTACTGAACACTGAAGTTTACAGTGAATGTTTCGATTGAATTAGAAGAATCATAGTTCAAATCGATTGCACTGATGTCATTTGGCCAAATGTCATAGAACTTATAAGTTCTAAGAACAGAATGATCACCACCGCCGTTTGTAGTGGAGAACTTATCACGTCCTCTACCAAGTTGTTGGACATATGCATCAGTCATGTAAGAACCTGGGTTCGTTACACCTGTATTGTCCTCCAATTTACTAAGAACATTAGACCACTTTTCAAAAGCGGTTCTGAGTTTGAAGTCTTCGTCATTCATGACGGTGACGGTCCAATCAGCAAACGTTCTATCACCAGCAACTTTCAGATTTCTACCTCTGAAAGGAATATCGATGGCGGCAACGGTTGATGCTGGAAGGTTGGCTGCCTTACAGAGGAATTTAAAAACTCCGTTCTCACCATTGTCCCCAGAGTTCCAAGCATCACTTATTGCTGAAGGAAACGAAGGGATTGAAACTTCAAATAAATTATTACGGGCTGCACCACCCGCCAATTTTGATTTGAATTGAGAAATGGTTTTTGGTTCTGCCATTGGTTTAGTACTCCTGTTTTAGATATTTGTAATAGTTATTAACCACGACCTGCAACTTCAGAGAACTGGACACCAGTTCTTGTAGCAATGAAGGTGAGAGTGACAAAGTTAATCGACTTGGTTGGTTTCAGGTAGATGTCTGCCCTAAACTCATTGTTGTCAATCGCTTCAGGAGTATTGTTGGTATCATCACAAACAATGAGGAAGTCGTAAACACCCCTCTTAGCCTGAACATCTCTCAAGTATGGTTCAACAATGTTAACGAAATTCGACCTTGTGTTACTATCATTAAGCTCAAAGAGTTGAGAATTTGCAGCTCCTTCAAGTGCCTGTTCAACTGTGAGGAACAGTCTTCTTACGTTAATTCTGTCGAATGCAGAAGCGTAACCAAGACCAGTCTTATCACCGAAGAGAATGATTCCACTACCTTTTTGATTGATGATGGAGTTAATTCTTGCAGGATAGAGTTGATCTCTTTGTGCCTTAGTGGGATTATATGCCAACTTGATGGCATTATTCAGAGTACCTCTTTGAACACCTGCAGGTGAGAACCATGGGAAGGCAACCAGATTAGTTCTAGTCATCAGACCAGCAACATCACCGTTACATGGGATGTATCTGAACTCGTTATTGAATCTATCAAAAGTGTACTTATAACCACTATCAAAGATTGCATATGACGAAGAAGTAAGTGGTGAGTAGTATCTCAACAGATTACTTGTAGCAGTTGTTGTGTTGGTGACATTAACAACGTTTGCTCTGTGTGGTGACACAGTTGCAACACAATCTTTTCTCGACTCAGCAATAGAGATGACTTTATTTGCCTTGGCTTGTGATTGTGACTCATCACCTAGACCAGGACCCATGATGATATAATCAACTTCGATCTCATCTTTATTAGAGAACAAATCGTAAGCAGTATTCAAGTCTCCCAGTTGAGCTTCCATTCCACCGTTTGCGGAATAATCAACACCACCAGTAAAGGTGTAACTTACTGAACCAATAGACGAGAAGGTAACACCTTGTGCTTCTAATCCCCAAAGACCGGCTCCGGTTGTGATTGGAGTGAATGATGTAGAGAAACCTGAAGCCAATGGACTAGTGTTCCAATAAGAATCCGCTTCAGAAGATGGATTTTTACCAGCATAAACATATGAAGAGTTGTCAGCAACAAAGTTCTTATAGTAAGTCTTCGTTGGTGCGTCACCATCAGAGGTAGCATCTACTGCCTTAGAAAGATTCGTAAACTTCTCAAGGATGTTTCCTTGAATACCTGTTACTGAACCAGTGTCATCAACAACTACAACGTGAATACCGTCATTTCCACCGTTTCTCTGAGTAACATAGTTTGACGCTACTGGTCTCGGTGCAATTGACTTCCAAAAAACTGTGGAATTGGTGAGTCCAAGACTTTGTTGATCATACCAGTCAACAGAAGTTGTTGCTGCTTGTGAAGTACCTGTGTTGATACCAGAGTTATTAACAAAGTTTACAGTGTCAGAAACTGCGATTGATGCAGCACTATTACTCTGTTGATAATTGATTTTAGTTTCGGTACTTCCAGAAACTCTGGAAACAATTTTAACATCAATTGAACTAGAACCACCAGAATCAGTAGTAACACCAGTAATAATACCTTTAAGGTGACCATTGA